CACTTGCCTTCCACCATGACAAGGCCGTCAGGAGTGCCTGACAGACCGCTCTCGTCGTGCAGGAAGGACCGCTGCTGATCGCCAGCGAACATCGGCAGCAGCATGGCGCGGCGCAGTTGCTCGACCACCCAAGCCTCGACGGCGTGGCCCCGTTCTGCCATGCCCCACTTGTCGCTTTCGCGGGGTGTGGTTTTGGAGAACTTCAACTCGCGCAAGCAGCGCAGATTTTCGGAAGCGGTCAGGACCGAATTGCGGTCAAGGTAAACGTCATCTTCACCAAACAGCGGCCACGCTGACTTGTTCAGCGCGACACCTTCTTCGATATACTTGAATAGGTCGATTGCCATAGTAGCCCTCCAGTTTGCGTTAGGACAAACACAGACTGAACATGGGGCCGTTGCGTGGTGCGCTGGTCATGGTCATAGTAGTTAACGTGTCGTGTGTGTTTGTCTGGATATAGAGTAGTGCGGTAGTCTATAGGCTGTCAAGCCCTATCGTTGATAGTATTTCGGCATTCGCCAGCGATGGCGGCGTAGGCTGCGGCGTCCACATAGTTGTCGTGCTTGTAGCCCGTGGATGATCGCGCAACTTTCAGCAGCAACATGATCCAAGCCATGTCCTCAGAATCCAAGTCTACTTCGATGTTGTGCTTCCCGAACAAGTAGGCTTGGACAAGCCTCGCCATGTTAGTCAGATTGTCGTGCGGATTGCCGTAGTCTTTTTCGCGGTCGCCCGCTGTTATATCCGATGCCTGACTTAGGATATTCTCTCGCACAGAAGTCATCGTTCTCTCCAAATTCGTCGGGGGGCTTGGTTTCTATTGATTGGGCCGTAGCGCAGTCCGTCAACTTACCATTGCTTCAAAACGTCCATTGCCGCTTGGATGCGCCCCCCAGACCATAGTCCTAGCGCAGTCATCTGTCGCCGCGCAAGAGCCTTTTTACCAAGTCTTCAATCTCGTCCAGACTTGTCTTTAACTCGCTGTCGTTCTGTGTCGAGAGCAACTGTTTTGCGCGCTTGAGCAAGTTTAACAGCTTTATTTGTATGCTCTGCATCAGGTTTTTCCCAAGGTGGACAAGTCAGACTTACAGATCGTTCTGGTATGTCAGAACTGCTATAAGCAGCGTGACTCCTGATGATAACGTGCTTGATTGCCGTAGAAGTCATGTCTGCTTCATCCTCTCAAGATAGGCAGCAACGGCAGCTTCGAGCCGCGCTTTTCGTTTTGGTCCGCCGTCTCTGTTCACATCTTGCAAGAAGCGGCGGTCAAATCCTAGTGCCTTACTTGCTGCGCTGATGGACCTAAACTCGACGCCGCCTATGACTGTCTTCTTTGGGCTTGTCTTGCCCAAGCCAATCAAGTCAGCCTTGCCACGGTAGATCGCTCCGTAAACGCCGTCTCGCGTCATCCCAAAGGCTTCTGCGACTTCTCTGACTGACTGGTAGATCGTGCCTCTGACTCTTACTCTCATTGCTTACCTTCCTTGTAGGCGCGGGCCGCTGCTGCGACTTTCTCCAGAGATTTTGGGCGGTTCCTGTTCACGGCTTGCGTGATATAATTGAAGGGTAGACCCAGCGCCGTATTGGCGGCTTTCTGGTTTGGAAACGTCAGCCCTTCGATAGTGAACGGTTCAGGCCGTCCCCGCTTGCAACTAGCAAGTCTGACTTTGAGGCGGTCTTCTCTGCCTTCGCACAGCGCACGGCGGATGGTCTGCTCAGTGACGTTAAACGCCGCCGCCGCTTCTTCGAGTGTGCCGTAAATCACACCTTGTATTCTCACACGCATTCTTACTTCCACAGTTCGATTAGGTATCCGGCATAGACCAAAGCGGCTAGGCCAATGGCTTCGTAAATACCGCCGCTCATAACGGCATCCCCGCTTTTTCCCAAAGAATAAACCAGCGGGTTTTATTACTAAGCCGCATGAAGTCATCAAACTTATCAAGCACTTCCTTCGTCTTCGCCGCAACACATTCCCCAGCTTCTTCGCATTCCTTCGTGTGTTGGCAGTCGCATTCGGCCATGATCTGGCCCATGTAACGCTTACTCATCTGTGTTCTCCCTAGTCGATGATCTTGGTGGCTGACTTGCCTTTGCGGTCCACCACCATACCCACAGCCTCGTCCATCGGATGCTCTGCCTCGCAGATGTCGATCTGCACATGGGTAGCTTGTCCAAGACGCCATAGGCGGCGCAGGGCTTGCTCTTGCGCTGCGGGCGACCAATCGCGCTCTGCAAAGACAGCGTAGTGACTGCCTTTTTGCAGATTGATTGCGACACCCATAGAGGCAATCTGGCCCAGCAGTATATCGCACTCTTGCGCGTTGAAGACTGCCTCTGCCTCGGCCCTCTTGTCTTGCAATGTAGCGCCGTCGATCTTCCGCACGTTCAGGTTCTTGGCCGCGAACCATGTCTCCAGCGCCGTCCCTACGTCCCTGTGCCAATACAGCACCAAGACAGGGCAAGTCAGTTGTTCCCAGACATCGTAGACATACTCCGCCACATAGTGCGCCTTGGCAACGCCAAGCAGTCTGCGGGCCTTAGCCATAATCGGGTCAGCCTCTCCAGCATAGACTGCCTCGCCTGTCGCCTCTCGCAGTTCTTCACTGTTGTCGTAGTCCACAGTGACTGTCCTGATAGTCAGGGGCGGCATATAGGCGGAAACGTCCGCCATTGTGCGCCTGACGGCGATCTTGTTCGTGTAGATGAAGTCACGCAGTTGGTTTTCGTTCTTGTTGCCGATGACTGTCGCTTTCATAGGCTGGCGCGGGTGGAAGCGCCGCATCTGCGTCACGCAGAACGTCTGCTGGAAGCCAGACAGCGACGATATGCCAAAATACTTTTGCAGCGTTTGCGGCCAGAGTGCTTGCAGCACGGGATACAGATCGTCGGCGTAGCGCCTGATCGGCGTCCCAGTCAGGAACCAGATGTATGGCACGTTCATAGCCAAGCAGTCATCCATCTTGCAGCGCACCCCAAAAATAGCCTTGGTGCGCTCAGACGATAGCGTCTTCAATGCGTCTGCCTCGTCCAGCACTAGCACATCAGGGCGCAAGGCAAACTTGCCAGCCATCGCGTAGGACATGACATAGGCGTCAACATTTGGGTCGATCTTGTCTTTGCCGCTCTTGATGCGCTGCGCCTTCTTGCCGCAATGGTCTTCGATGTTCTTGGCCCACATCCCAAGGGCAATGGGCGGGGCGACTACGACGAGCCGCCCCCCCACTTGCTTCCATGCCTCTAGCGCAGTCAGCGTCTTGCCTGTTCCGGGTTCGGAGAACAGACACGCCCGGCGCTGCCTGACTAGAAAGTCAGCGTCTTCGACTTGTGTCGGCAAAGGGGTCAGCATCAGTTCATGCCCCCTTTGCGCTTCTTCAGCAGCGCGTCCAGCATATCCTTGGCACTAGGCTCGTTTTCCAAGTTCTTAGGCTCGTTCGCCAAGATTTCTTCCGTCCGCAGTTCAGCCGCCAGCAGCCCAAGTTGCGCCGCCTTCTTCTGGTCGCGCAGCAACGCTTGCACAGCAGCCTTAGCCAGCCCGTGGTTTCCTTCCTCATCCTCAGTGCCAGCGCACATATAGATGCCAGCAGCCATGTAAGAGGCATAGCGCGTCATGTCACTTGCGAGGTGGCCTAGCACCAACAGCAAGAAGCTGGCGGCGTCATCGCCAAACCGCGCCTTGATGAACGGCTCGGCGGCTTGGTCAATCTCTGTCACCTCTAGCCGTAGGCTTTCAAAAAGCTGGTCAGCGATCTTGTGGGCAAAGTCCACGATGCTGTCATCGGGGCCAAGTTCGATCAGGATGTCGTCGGTCATAGCAGATACCTCTTTTGTTAGGCCGTAGCCTCGTTAACGAAGCGCATTAGGTCATCTTTTGCGCTCTTGTAGGCGATAGCGGCAAGCGCCGCCTCGGCCCTGTGTCGTAGTGCTTCTGGGTCATCCCGCATCGAAGCGCGGGCAGATGCCATTACCATACTCGACCAATGCTCTTGCATGGTCAAGACCTTTTTATCAAAAAGTATATGCTGACTTGCAGTCAGGGCTTTGCGCCAGCTTGCCACAGTGTCTTGCTTTACTGCGACAGCTAGATTGCTCTGGGCCAGTGCTGCTAGGCGCGGATCGGCGTCATCGGCGTTCCGCACGATGCCTTGCAAATACTTGTAGCGTGTGGCTTCCGCCATCTGCTGCATCTCTGCCTCGGCCTTTTTCGGGATTAGCAGCCTGACTTGGCTTAGGCCCATCGCGTCCAGCTTGCTTAGGTAGGTCTGCATCTTTGCAGGGGTCTTGCTCATCGTCATGGTTTCTCCTCTAGCCAAGCCCTAAGCTGGGCCTCGCTGACTTGGTTATAGCTGATCTTAAACATCCCCTTGCGGGGCTTTACTTGCTTGCCAGCATACCTAGCGTTGAAGTCATCTAGGACGCTCTGCTGTGTCTTGGGGTGGCTGTCTCGCGTTCTTGTCCGCCAGACAGGCACACCGCCAGATAGTTCTACGCAGCGCAGCACCACGCCTTTCGCCGTGTCTTCGCGCTTGTCTTGGTGGTCTTGTGCAGTCAGTAGGTTTTGCTTTTCATACGGCAGACCCAAGGCGGCGCAAGCTGCTTTCAGACTTAGCTGACGCAGCATTGCGGTGCAAGTAAAGTCAGCTTTCAGCTTGTCAAAGCGCCATGCTGGCGGCTTTCCCGCGCTATTCTTGTTCCAGTATCGCGCTGCACCTTCTGGATCGTAAGCCTTGGAAAAGCTGCTTGCGTAAAAGTCAGCCGTTCTTGCAGCCCATACAATGCGACCGCCCTGCACTGTCAGGGCGGTCTTGATCTGCTCTTGCGTCAAAGGCAAAGTCATTCTTTCGCCCTTGCTATTGCCATCCAGTCATCGACATCTATTTCTAGATCGTCCACCATATCCACCAGCCGCTGGATGACAAACACTAGGCTTGGCTCTGCCTCGCTGTAAGCGTCCACCAAGTCAGCCAGCAGCGCGTGACGGGTGGCTGGCTCGTCCAGTTCATGCGCTCGCATCTGCCACAGTTTCATTTCTTGCCCTCCAATGCAGTCAGGCGGTTTTCGTGATCCAACAGGATTTGGTGCATCCGCAGCCAGTTTTGGGCGTGGTCGCCTTCCTTAAAACCCAACAGCGCCCTAATCCGCACCTGTTCTTGCCACATAACTTCTTGTTCGGGCGTCCGCTTGTCCGTGATGTAAACGCGCAGAGGCTCGTCCTTGCCCAGCAGTTTTTTCAGCCAATTCATGTCTTCGTTCCCTCTTTCCAAAGGTTTCCAGTTTCCCACATCGCCCAAGCGACATCGGCGCTTACTTCGCGCTCTGCCTCGTCTCGGTCGCGCATCAGCTTAATCTTAGCCCCCGCGCCGTGGCCCACAAAGCCGCGCACAAGGTAGGTGTTTCCGGCGGCATCGCGCAGGGTTTCCCCCGCGCTTACCATTTCGGCCATCTTGTCAGCGGCGCTCATTATTCGCGCTCCACTGGCTCATAGTGCCGCTCAAGTTCGTCGTAATTGATCTCGCCAAGGGCGCAATTCAGAATGTCCATCAAAAAGCGCCCTTCCACGCTCTTGGTTTCTGACTCGCACATTTCTTCGACAGTCTCTTGGATAAAGGTGGCGGTGATTGTCTGGCCCTCGTCATTCAGGTCGGTGAAGTAGTCACCAAACCACAAGTTGACTAGCCAAGTTTCCTTGTTCGTCCATCCATTGTATTCGCTCATAGCCCGACACTCCCCAAGCCGTAGCCGATAAGGCCCATTACGATGATCCACGGCACAAAAACGTATGGCCGCGACATAAATTCCAAAAACTCTTTCAGGTCTTGCATGGTCTTGCCCTCTCTCAATACAGGTCCAAAGTGTCGTCGGCCTCGCGCTGCTTCCAGCGGTCTTGCGCGGCCTCGTAGGCGCTGCTGCTTTCGGCGCGGTCCAGCATATCGCGCTGCTCTTGGAGCAAGCGGTATTTGACGTTTAGGATGCGCTCACAGCTTTCGCTGGCAATGTCCACTTGGACGCCTTGCAAGCGGGCTTCAAGGTGTTCGATGTCATCGCGCAGGACGCTGACATTCTCGCGTAGGTCTTGAATGGTAGGCATAGGCATAGTGGTCCCCTTTCTTGGGTCTAGCAGTTCCGTTCTTACAGTCTAGCTATTCTTGCTATCTTGTCAAATACTATTCTTACTCTTTTCTTGCTATTCTTGCTTAAAAATCAAAGTCATAAAGTCAGAAGCGCGGCGGGCGCGGCGGGCGGCGGGCCAGTCAGGTGCTGGCGGCGGGCGGCGGGCGGCGGGCCAGTCAGGTGCTGGCGGCGGGCGGCGGGCAGGGCGGGCCAGTCAGGTGCTGGCGGCGGGCAGGGCGGGCCAGTCAGGTGCTGGCGGCGGCGGCGGGCAGCGGCTCGAGATCGATCTCGATCTGACGGCGGCGGCGGGCAGGGCGGGCCAGTCAGCTGCTGGCGGCGGGCAGGGCGGGCCAGTCAGGTGCTGGCGGCGGCGGCGGGCAGCGGCTCGAGATCGATCTCGATCTGACGGCGGCGGGCAGCGGCTCGAGATCGATCTCGATCTGACGGCGGCGGGCAGCGGCTCGAGATCGATCTCGATCTGGCGGCGGCGGGCAGCGGCTCGAGATCGATCTCGATCTGGCGGCGGCGGGCAGCGGCTCGAGATCGATCTCGATCTGGCGGTGGCGGGCAGCGGCTCGAGATCGATCTCGATCTGACGGCGGCGGCGGGCAGCGGCTCGAGATCGATCTCGATCTGGCGGCGGGCCAAGTCAGGCCCGCTCGATCCCGCCGTGAGTTGCCAGCATTGACTTGACCCACGCCGCCGCCGCCTCGTCAGATCGAAAGGCCACCTCGCCCTCGCGGCTGTCGAGGCCCGCCACGCTGACTAGATCACCCGCGCCCGTCAGAGCGGGCAAGATCGACGCCACGCTGTCAGCGTGGGTGTCGAGCCAGCGGACAGAGGCGCTGTTTTGATCCCACGCCGCGAGGCGGGCGCAAGCCGCAAAAGCGGCGCGGCGGCAAGCTTCAGGGGCGCACAAGAGCCAAGCCGCCCTCGAGGTATCGAGCGGGGCGGTTTCAATCCGAACCGCAAAAGCGGCGGCTTTGTCGCGCCCGTCCTGACAAGCGTAGTGGCCCCACAGGGCCACGGGGCGCTGGCCCGCCGCAATGCGGGCCAAGGCCAGAGCCGCCGCGCCACGCCGTGCAATGCTGGCTTTATCGACGTTTGCGCTGACTGTCATTTCAACCGCAATTGTGAGGGGCGCGGCGGCGTCCAACATCCGCACCCGCCGCCGCATGGACATGGGCGAGCCAGCAAGGAAAGCCGCCACGTTTGGTGCGCCGCCCGCCACGCTGTCGATAGTGCGCCACCGCCGCGCCTCGAACCCCACGGCGTCCTCGAGGTGCGCCAGCATGGCATCAGCAAGGGCCACCCGTGCCAGATCACCGCCCCGCGCCCGCTCGAGCGTGTCGCGGGCATTGGCCCCGTGAAACTGGCGGTTGTCCTCTGTCCAATGGACGGACGCCGCCTCTGTCGGGATGTCGAGCCAAGCCGCGAATTGCTCCGGCGCGTCAAAACGCCCCGCCGCCACCTGTTGGCCCCCGCTGGTTTTCAGATCAAGCCGCAACATCAAAGCGCCTCCACTTGGCAGATTTGGGCGGGCGTCAGGCCCCGCAGATACGTCATGCGGGCCACGGCGTCAGCGTCGAGGCCCTGACGGATTAGAGCCGCGCCGCGAATTGAGGCGCGGGGTGTTATCAGCACTTTGAGGCCCGCCGCCGCCGCCCGCCGCCGCGCTGACTGGACACGGCCAGACCAAGCCGCATTGCCAGCTAGCGCCGTTTCAAGCGCCTCGTCATAGGCCCAATCAAGGCCCGCGAAGCGATCTAGGAAAGCCCCGTCGAGGCGGTTGCGCCCCATATATTCCGCCGTGGCCCCGTTGCCCCAAGTGTTGCCAGCGCCAATGCAAACAAAGTCAGGGTGGCGCTCGATCACCTCGCCCGTGGGCAGCGTCAGCAAGCCGTTGTCGAGCGGGCCATTGAGCAAAAGCGTGATCGAGGCGTCCGCGCTGTCCAATTCGTCCAACAGGCAAACGCCGCCCGCCCGATAAGCGCGGGTGAACGGCGTCTCGTGAAACGTGCCGTTTGCGTCGACAAAGCCAAGCAATTCGTGGGCCTGTGACATCGCCCCCATTGGCCCGAAAGTCAGGCCCAAAGCATCCGCCGCCATGCGGGCGGCGGTTGTTTTGCCAGAGCCAGCGGGGCCAGCCAGCCAAGCATTGATGCGGTGGCCCGCCAAGTCACGCGCCGCCACTGTCAAGATCAGCGTTTCCAGCATTGGGTGGCGCGTGGGTGGCAATTCAGCGCCCCACGCCTCGCCCGCCTCGTTTACCACAAGCAAGCGTGGCGCTTGAGCCTCGAGCGTTTCCACCCTCGAGGTCAGGGCCTCGAGCGCCTCGCCGCTTCCCTGTTGGGCAGAGAGAGCCGCCAACAGGGCGTCCATTGCTGACTGGACGCTTGGGGCCACGGCGGCGGCGGGGCGGGCCACGGCGGCGGCGGGGCGGGCGGCGGTGTTGAACAGGCCAGTGGGTGCGGTGGGTGCGGGCATGGTTTCGGCGTCCTCGATCTGTTGGGTGTTGGCGATGTGGGCGGTGTCAATTCCAAGGTGGCGGGCCACCTCGAGGGCGCGGGCAGCGCCAAGGCTCGAGGTGTCTACGCCGTGGGTGCGGCGATAAGCGGGCCAGTCAGGATGCGCCGCGATAAGGCGGCGTAGGGTGGCGCGGTCGGCATTGGTGAGGTGCATGGCGGTCAATCCTAGCAAGCGGGCGTGAGTGCCCGCCCCCACAAATAGGGCCAGTGCAGGGCCAAGTCAAGCCTGACTGTATCCTGTCAAACACCAGGTGTTTTAGCCTGGACAAAGCCCATTTTATCTAATGATTTCAATGGTTTGTAAGATCGTGACGAAAAAACACCGAAAATTCATCAATAATATCAATGGTTTAGAACGTCCTCGCGCGCGGTTCCATATCACCCTCGCGCGTGGCTTTATCACCTCGCGCTGTGACCTATAGTCACCGCCCGCGCGAGGCGCGTGCGGCGGGTCACGGGTCTATCGTGGCCCAAGTCAGTTTGTCGGGATGTTGGGGCGTGATGGAACGGGCGGCGGGCGATGCAGCGCCACAGACCCGCACAAAACCCACAGAATGCGATGTTGGGGGTCAGATAGGGGTATGCCTAGGCCAAGCGACATGGGCCTGTGGCGGGCCTCTGCGGGCCTCTACGGGCCATTAGGTCCAGCCTAAGCAATGGATAGGGTCCAAAAGTCAGGATTGACTAGCACTAATCGAACAAAAGCCCCCGATCTGGCCTAGTTAGGCATTGCCTATGCCGTGCATAGGTTAGGCCCATGCAGGCAAAGGGCCAACATAGGCCAAGCCTAAGCAATGCCTAGGCATGGCTTATGCAAGTCAGGATGTGGTTAGCCATTGGTTATGCAGAGCAATGGCTTGGCCTAACCTCGCATCACGCCCGCCCTCGCATCACGCGCAAGGCCTCAGTCAGGGCGGCGGGCGGCGCGTCACGCATCCGGCGGCGGGCCAGTCAGGGCCAAGTCAGGGCGGCAATATGGTTCAACGTTGAACCAAGTCAGGAATGCGCGGCGTCCAGTCAGGGCCAAGTCAGGGCAAGGGGAAAGTGTAGCAATTTCAAGGGCTTAGGCCGAGTCAGGGCTGACTTTGGCGCGTGACCCCCCACGGGGTGGCGGCGGGGGCGGGCAGTT